GCGGCGAGTGCAGTCGCTTTTTGGGAGTTAGGAAATAAGGAGGTGACAAACTATAAATAGTCAAGAGGTTTTTGAAAAAATTTTTATTTATTTTTTTAAGGTAACAGGAGCCTGCAGCATACAGAAATCTACGCCTGTTTCCTGCTTATAAAAGGTAGTATCAAGCAGACACACGTCGATGATATCCCCTGCCAGTTCATAATTATTTTTAGCCAGCCACTGCATCAGCTTTTCCAGATGCTCAGTATCATAAGGCATACCATACTTATACATGCACACATATTCTCCGGCCGGGATCGTAAGTGTATTTTCGTGCTCCTTGTTCCATACCGGCAAAAATATACAGGACCCGGCTCCCTGAAGCCACTTATTTTTTTCCACACCAGACTTTTTGATGATAGAACCAAAACCGCCTGACGGAACCATTTCACGTTCAAAGATACGCTGCCACAAATCCATTAATGTTGTGTGCAGATTATCTTTATCAATAGGCTGCAGCCACTCTTTAAAAATCGCCTGACGTGCATCTATATAGCGTACAAAAGGCAGCGACATCCTCATCATCCCTGCATCTACGGCTTCTTCATACAGATCGATCCTTTGATTGAGGTATTCGCGCAAAGTATTGAGCTTGGCAATTTGATTCATAATATACTGTTTTTGTTTCTCCAAAAGATACATTTCGTTTTCCGGCGTCCGTTCCTGAAAATGCTGTTGGATATCTTTCAGACTGATTCCCAACGATTTAAGGAAACAAATCTCTCGTAAATATGGTATCTGGTGTTTACAATAATAGCGGTAACCGTTGGTATCGACCTTCGCCGGCTTAAATAAATCAATATTATCGTAATGAATAAGGGTCTGTCTGGTAATTCCGTGCAGTTTTGCCATTTCGCTTATAGAAATATAAGTGCTCATCAAGACCACCTCACCCCATTTTTTTATATTATATAATAGTTTAGGGTGTATTGTAACAATACAGTTTATGAAAAACCTATTCCAAAATAAAAACCCTCTGACCTAAGTCAGAGGGTTTACTGTCAGTCTGGTAGCGCAAAAACACTTTAAAAAGAACCTTGCCTTTTACGAATCTTATTTTGAATATACTTTCAAAATAGCTTAAATTAAGAATTTTTACCGTTTTCAATATCCTTTAATTCGTTTAATACAAACCGTCTAACATACGGCGGCGGCGTTCGTTTCCCAGCTTCCCAATCCTGTATTGTTCGGAAGGGTATTTCCATCAGTTCAGACATGGTCTTTTGTGTCAGTCCTGCCGCCAGTCTTGCCGCTTTAAATTCGTTCTGCTGTTCCATTAAATCACCGCTTTCTTGACATTCTGATAATATTATAAATCGATAAAACTAATGCCATCGCCGCTACTAAAAAAGTAATTTTTTCAAACATTTGCTTAAATGTGATAGATATGATAGTATAGTTTGTAGAAATACCCCCTAAGGGGTGGGGACTTACGTCCCCTGCTATTTTCTACTTGCCTTGTACAGCATTATCGCTCCCGCCAGATTGATGATTGCTGTTACAAGGTTTATTATTTCTACCACATTTTCACACCCCCTTTCTATACTTTAATTATAGCACGCATTGCGTGTATTGTCAACATATTTTATAACTTTTTATAAAAAAAATTAACTGCCCAGCTTAAAAGCCGAGCAGTTTTTTTATTACAGTAAATCCCCGTTATCAATAATATTACCAATAACATCAACGTTTGCAGTAATTAAATATTTAATTGGTTCTACCATATCTGCAAAAATATCACGACCGCTATAACCTTTCTTTTTATAATACTTCAACATAAAGGTACTGAAATTATTGTTCCATGTCAATAGGGCGATCCAGTTTTCAAACGGATAGCGATTAGCAGTAATTATATCACCTTCAAAAACATCGACAGAGTTGTTACCAATGTGACCAATATGACGCTGAATCGTATCAAGCTTTATACTTAATGCAACGTCAGTCCAGTTATTGACCCCTATATAATTTGAAATATCCATCGGGAACATTAAGCCAATCATTGTTGCTTCTAATGGTGGTTGACCTTCTTCTGAACCTGCCGGCGGTTCAGGTGGATAAGGCAGTTCAGGAACTACGACCGGGTAACCATATACCCAGCCGTGCCCGTCTGCAGCTTTAGCTCTGCTATACTCCATTTTTTCATCATCTCACTTTATATTTTTAAACTAACACCGATCATAACGTCACCTTTGCTACCTGCAATCCAGCCGCCGACGTTATTGTTTATCGGAAAACCAATCAGCCCGACTGCACCGTCTTTACTGCGCCCGATACCAATTTCCCAACGCTTAGTTTTATCGATCGTAGGTACTTTGATATTCAGTTCAGCAAAACTGGTTTGCGTAAGCTGCAACTTGTTTTTATCGAAAATATACTTTTCATCATCAGCTTTTTTAATTTCAAATTCTTTGCCGTTTACTTTTACGTTAAGTTCTTGTTTTCCTATTTGAACATCGACATCTGTTTTTTCTGTACTACCATCGACATAAATATATTTTGGTACATAAACAACTTCTGTTTTTGTATCCGCTTCATACTTTACTTCTGTTTTCATTTCCGGTTCTGCAGTAGGGCAGACGTGTGTCAACATTCTGAACCCCCAACCTGCTGCATAACTGATAACACACAAAACAACCACAATTATTTTATTAGTCATAAAAACATCACCAACCGAATGATGTAATGTACCACAAATAAAACCAATTGCAAAACCAGCTACCGCTTTCGGATTATTTTTCAACCAATTTACAACTGTATTCAATCCGTTTTTTACTATATTCCATACGTTCATCATTTATCACCTCTCATATAATCTGTCACACCACGAGCAATAGCTCTTGCTAAATCATCTTGGTTATTTTCTAACAAAACAACATCAAAATCATTATCAATAAAACCCATTTCGACTAAAACAGCGGGCATATCAGTGTATTTCAAAACAGCAAGATCATTACGCTGTTTCAATCCGCGATCGATAACGGTTGAATCAATGTTTTGCGCTGTAGAAACAAGCTGACGCTGAATGCACCCTGCTAATCTAGCAGCTTTGCTGCTTAAATCAAATACCAATGTTTCAATTCCTCGGGCATAAGTATTGAAAGAATTACAATGTAAACTAACAAATAAATCGGCTTGCCATGCGTTTGCACTCGCGCAAATATTAAAATCTTTTGGTTCTTCCCCGCACAAATTATTACTTTGCAACAGCATAGTTGAACAACCTGCTGATTGTAAATAATATTCAACCAGTTCGCCAACTTTTTTAGCAACATCACATTCCCGTAAACCACTTACAGGATTTACAGCACCTGAATCAACTCCTGGCATATGTCCCGGATTGATAAAAATTTTCATTATAAATCACCCTTTCAATTTTACTAAAATAAAATCACGCAGTTTTTCGCAATAGTCTGCGATACTTGCGTGACCCAATAAGATTAGATTTTCATTGACGCTTGTCAATTCTATCAAGAATACAACTGTTGATATAAACCCCGGAAAAACTTGTGCCGGTATCAAATTAAAACTAAACAGATGAATTTCAGGAACGTTTTTACCTGCAAAAAAACAAACCATAATTGCTAAAGTATAAACAATCATTTTTTCAGTGATCCGCGAAAAACCACGGCTTGTTAAATAATTGTCATTCCATGTTTCAGCCTTAAAAAACTGCCACACTGCC